AAACGAAGCTTATTATTATGCTGATGATGAGAACCGCATCTATAGCACCATCAATCACCATACAAACACAGATATTTTGAATATCGCAGTCGGTAACTGCTTTAGGAAACGTAAAGAGGCGCATGCCAATAAAGAATCCATCAGGAAACGCATTGAAAGAGCTACAGAACTTTTGAGGAAATGTAGGGATGATAATGCTGAAGATTCTTGAATTATTTGGTGGAATTGGCAGCCCTAGAGTTGCGTTGCGGAATTTAGGTATTCCCGTAAAAGCGATAGATTATGTAGAAATCGACGAAAAAGCGGTGCGAAGCTACAATGCCATGTTTGCAAGCGAACTCCCGTACAAAACGCAGGACGTTCGCGGATGGAATTTAAAGCCGGATATTCTCATTCACGGCAGCCCTTGCCAGGACTTTTCCATCGCGGGCCGTCAAAAGGGAGCGGACCCCGGAAGCGGAACTCGATCGTCGCTCATGTGGGAAACGCTAAATATCGTCAAAAACATGGGATTGTGGCGACCGAGAATTATAATCTGGGAAAACGTGAAGAATATACGGTCAAAATACATGGTACATAACCATGAGCGGTACATGACCGAGTTGAAAAAGCTGGGATATACAAGCAGTTTTTGCATGTTAGATGCCAGAGACTTTGGAATACCTCAAGCCAGGCAGCGGATATTTACCATATCATTACTAGGAGGTCAAGATTTTGACTTTGACGCGCTCGAACGAAAACCTATGAAACCTATTATGGATTACCTGGAAAGCGGCCCGGTAGACGACTTTTACACCGTCAAAGCACCAAGTATGTTACGGGCAATCGGGAAAACGGGGACTGTGCGCCGCCTGCCAATTATCAAGGATTACTGCTACACAATCACGGAGCGACCAGACAGAGCGCCGGGGAGTGGCTGTCTTCCCATAGGTAATGGCAAATACAGATACTTGACGGAAAGAGAATGTTGGAGGTTACAAGGATACAACGACGGAGATTTTGAAGCGGCCGCCGGCGTTAATTCTCGACGAGCGCTGTATAAGCAAGCTGGGAACTCCATCCCTGTACCGATTTTTGAAAGCATATTCAGCGAAATGCTATAGAAAGGAGTGATGCAAATGAATGACGCGCAACACCCGAACCACTACCCGATGTGTGAAGTAGATTATTGGGCGCCGATTGCCTCGACGCCCAAACGGTAGGAGCGTGATAGCATGACGAAACGAAAGGTATGGATTGGGCTCACCATTTACGCCGTCGTATGTATAGCGGCCTTTGTGACGATGCTCGTCATGATTTTCAGATGAGGTGGGATTATGGAAAACTGGTACAAACCTGGACCGGTCAAGGTGACACGTGTGGAACCGGACCCGCGGCCAAAGAAAACGAAGCCTGCATGGCAGGAATACAGTGATGTGATGGATTATCAAGCCAGGAACGTCGAGAAAATCAGGCGACGATTAGAGCACGCACGGAGGAAGTAGCATGGCAGGCGGCATCAAACTGAATAATTGATTCATCGCGGACAGGCCTGGCAAGGCCTGCCTGCTGTTCACGTTTATGAAGGAGGTAACCATGTATCACAACGACTATACCGTATTAGTGAAGGAATATCTGAACCGCTATAATGAATTCAAGCAATATGTGGCGAATGTTGAGGCGGAAATTGAAGACTATAAAGAGATGCTGAAGCTCTCGGCCGTCCCTAAGGTCCCCAGCTTGTCTCCTACTGGCGGTTGTGGCGGCGGAGATGGGGCCAGCCCGCAGGAACGGGCGTACTTTAAACAGGAGGACTTGGAAAAACGTCTCGAAGACAGCTATCAGGACCTTCTGGAAGTGCTACCGAAAGTCCGCAAGCTGGACCGGTCCCTGGATGCGCTGAAAGCGACGAATCCCGTTGACTATCGCATCATCCGCGCCCGATATATCGACGGATCGTCCTGGGAAAGCACGGCCCGTTATGCCGGTGCCAGTGTGACCTACTGCCGAACAGAAGCCAAGAAGGCACTGCGGCGGCTGACCGGGGCCATGTTCGGCGAAGAATCCATCCCGATGCAGATGAGCCTGGTATTCGTTGACGGCAGCGAAGCGAAGGGAGACAATCATGAGGGGAATTGTGGATAACTTTTTTTTCGTGTCGTTTTTTGACAGAATCGCGCAGAAAAAAATATATTTGAATACGGAAAAAGTTGGTCGGACGTGGTACGATAATAGCGTGAGAGTTGGGGATGACGCGAGGGGCTCGTGTCACGCACCAGTCCATTAGCTGCCCTTGCGCATCCCACACACTGTCACCAGATACGCACCTCCTTTCTTTTAAGGTTGCGGTACATGGATAGTCATGGCGCCACTACCCATGTACTGCTATACGGTGGAGTAGCTCAATGGTAGAGCCAAGGGGCCTCCTATGTTGCTGGTTCGAGCCCAGCCTCCGCCCTCTCCTTTCTGGGGCGTATCTATCGTAGGGACGTAGCTCAATGGGCAGAGTAGTGGTCTCCAAAACCATTTGTTGAAGGTTCGAGTCCTTCCGTTCCTGCCAGTCATGGAAATGTGGCCGAGTTGGCTAAAGGCAGCTCCCCGCTAAGGAGCCGGACGAGGCGGTCTCGTCCCGATGGTTCGAATCCATCCATTTCCGCCAAATACATACGGATAGGGACTTAGTTGCACGTGTCTGAGACGGACGTGGCAGCGGGTCCCTTTTTCATTGCAGGGAAACAACGAAGGTGGGTGGTGATTATGTGAGCGATAAAAAACGGGATAAAGCGTACAAGGATTACTGCGATGGCATGAAATACAGAGACATTGCGGTAAAATACGGCGTATCTTTATCTACGGTTAAAAGCTGGGCTACACGCCACTGGAAGGTTGCAACCAAGGATGAAAAGTTGCAACCGCAACCGAAAAAAGTTGCAACCTTGCAACCAAAGAAAAAGCTAAAAAAAAAGCTGCTGGAATCGGTCAATGACAACGAAGCACTAACCGAGAAGAGACGGCTTTTTTGCTTGTATTATGCCACTTCCCACAATGCGCTCCAGTCGTACCTGAAAGCATATAAGTGTACGAAGGAAACTGCTATGACGAATGGTCCGGCATTACTCAGAAATCAGGTTTTTGCAGAGGTGAAACGACTGCGTCAAATCATGCAGTATCATCTGGACGTCGGCGTTTCTGACCTGGTGCAGTACTGCTTGAAGGTCGTTGGGGCAGACCTGGGCGACTATGTCACCTTTAACGGCTTTAACGTCAAACTGGCGGATAGTAAAACCGTCGACACGTCCGTTGTGTCTGAGGTCAAGCAGGGGAAAGACGGCATCAGCATCAAAATGGAAGACAAGAAGTGGGCCTGGGAGATGCTGGCCAAGTACCTGGGATTCGATGCCATGGAAGAACTCAAGAAAGAAAAACTCAAGGCCGAGGTGGCCGAATTGCGCACGGATAACGATGAGGAAGATATTACCTTTGAATTCTCACGAAAACCGAAAACGGAAACGAAAAGTTAATATTGCTGACCTGATTGCCCCATCGTTCGATGAGGTCTTTTTTGACGTCGAACAGCACCTGCATACCTTTTATCTGCTGGCCGGTGGCCGTGGCAGCGCTAAGTCATCGTTTGTGGGCGGCATCCGCATCCCCGTATCGGTGATGGAAGACCCGAATATCCATGCCGTTGTCATCCGGAAGGTCGGCAACACTATCAAGAATAGCGTATTGCCTCAGATTGTCTGGGGGCTGGAGCAATTGGGCGTCCTGGACAAGTTCCGCGTCAAATTGTCGCCACCGGAAATCACGTACAAGAAGACGGGGCAGAAAATCCTTTTCTTTGGGCTGGATGACCCGGCAAAAGTCAAATCCATCAAACTGCCCTTTGGCTATGTTGGCATCGTGTGGTTCGAAGAATTGGACCAGTTCAGCGGCATGGAAGAGATTCGCAACGTGTTGCAGTCTCTCCTGCGCGGCGGCCCGTCATATCAAGTATTCGGAACGTATAACCCGCCGAAGAGCCGGAACAACTGGGTCAATGAGGAAATTCTTGTGGATGATCCAGACCGGCTGGTTCACCACTCGACCTATTTGACCGTGCCGGAAGACTGGCTGGGGCCTCAGTTCCTGGCCGAAGCGGAAAAGCTCAAAGCCAAGAACGAACGGGCCTACCGTCATGAGTATCTCGGCGAAGTCACAGGTACGGGCGGCGCGGTCTTTGAAAATGTCGAAGACATGGCCATGAGTGACGAACTTGTCGGAAATTTTGACAGGTTGTACTACGGCCTGGACTTCGGCTTTTCTATTGACCCGCTGGCCTTCGTATCGATGCACTACGATGCAAAAAAAGAAGATCTATACATCTTCGATGAAATCTATCAGCAGAAGCTGACCAATAGCCGGGCCGCCGAACTGATACAGCAGAAGGCCGGCTCCGGCCGTATAATCGCTGATTCAGCCGAACCGAAGTCGATACAGGAGATGCGGAACATGGGCCTTCATGTAGGCGGAGCCAAGAAGAGCCGCGACAGTGTCGAACACGGCATCAAGTGGCTCCAGGACCGGGCCCATATCTACATCGATAAAAGACGTTGCCCGAACACGTACCGGGAGTTCGTGACGTATGAGTACGAGCGGAACCGGCAGGGGCAGTTCATCAGCGCTTATCCGGATAAAGACAACCACGCACTGGATGCTACGCGGTATGCCATGGATGACATCATGCGCCGCTCAGCCGTTCCAGCATTGCGGAAAGGGGATTTTGGGTTATGAGGATTCAGACGACAAAGACAGCACTGTCCGTGCAGGACCTGGCCCGGATTTGCTTGCGGCATGACAGGTATTATAATCACTGCCTCAAGCTAAAGGGCTACTATGCGGGACAGCACGACATCCTGCATAAAGAGGCGCGGAATCATGGTGCACCGAATAACAAGGTCGTGGCCAATTTTTGCAAATATATTTCGGATATGGACACGGGCTTCTTCATCGGCAAACCGGTCGCCTATTCCTCCTTTACCGGCAATGGGGACGAAGTCCAGGCGCTCCAGGACATCTTTAAATACAATGACGAGGCCGCCCACAACATGGAACTGGCCGAAGAGGCCAGCATTACCGGTGACGGCTATGAACTGCTGTATATGGATGCCGACGCGAATATCCGCTTCCGCCGCATCCCGTCCGAAGAGGTCATCTTGGTTTGTGACGCCTCACTGGAAGAGAATGTCATGTTGGGCATCCGGCACTACCGGGTATATGACTTGGACGGGGCGACCTATCAGGAGTACGTCGACGTCTACGATGACAGCACGGTGACGAATTACTCGTATGATTCCGGGACGCTCCGTCTGATCAGCGCGCCGCAGCCGCATTTCTTCAGCGACGTTCCCATCGTCGAATATGCGAATAACCAGCTCCATCAAGGCGACTTCGAAGGTGTCATCACGCAGATTGACGCCTACAATCTGGCCCAGAGCTGTACCATGGACGACATGGAAGACTTCACGGACGCGTACCTGTGCCTAGCAGGGATGGGCGGGACTACAGGCGAAGACGTCCAGGAGATGCGGCGCAATAAAGTGCTGCTCCTGGACAACACGGGCGACGCCAAATGGCTCATCAAGAACCTGAACGACACGTATATCGAGAACATGAAGAGCCGCCTGGAAAAGGACATCCACAAGTTTTCGAGCGTGCCGGACATGAGCGATGAGGCCTTTTCTGGTAATGCGTCGGGCGTGGCCATCAAGTACAAGTTGATTGGCATGGAACAGATTCGCAGCCGGAAAGAGGTCGCCTTCCGGAAAGGACTGCAGCGGCGCATTGAACTGATTGCCGATATGCTGCGGACCAAGAGTGCGGCCGATATTGATTTTCGGGACATTGAAATTACCTTCACGGCCAACATCCCGGCCGACATCAAGGAACAGGCCGATATTGTTAAGGAGCTGTATGGCCTTGTGTCGCAGAAACGGTTGCTGTCCCTGTTGCCCTTCATCGCAGACCCGGCCGCCGAAATGGATGAGCTCAAGCACGAAGAGGCGGACCGGCAGGATGCCTATGGGAGTGATGTAACGAATGACGAACGAGGAGTACTGGGCCCGCCGGATGACGGAGCTGGAGGAACAGTGGAATAGGAAAAGCCGCCAGGAGCTGGAAGCCGAACTGGCCGCCTATTACCGCCAGGCGCTGGCCCATATCCAGAAGGATATAGACGCCCTGTATGCCCGCTTTGCTGATGACAACGGCTTGACTTATGTCGAGGCGTCGCAGCTCTTGCAGGGGAGCGAATATAGCGTCTGGCGTATGGATATCGAAGATTACCTCAAGCAGTATAAGGATACCGGCGACAAGGCCATCCTCCAGGAGCTGAACGTGTTGGCCATGCGCAGCCGAATCACCCGGCTGGACAAGCTATATACGGAAACGCTGGTCCACCTGGCCGACTTGACGAAAAAGGCCGAGGACGCCATCGACAAGTATTTCCCGACGGTCTACCAGGATTTCTACTATCACGGTCTATACGACATAGGCCAGAAAATAGGCCTGAGAGCCGCTGTAACGGCCGTGGATGATAAAAAAGTGTTATCTATCCTAAAGACGCCTTGGAGCGGTAAAAACTACAGCCAGCGCATTTGGAAGGATAATGCACAGCTCGGCAAGACCATCAAAGACGTCGTTACCCAGGCCACACACCGGGGAACAGATATAGAAACCTTGTCGCGGCTGGTATCACGCCGGATGGACGTCGGTGTGAGCAATGCCCGTCGTCTGGTCCGGACGGAGCTGAACTTTACAGAGAACCGGGCCGCCTTCGACAGCATCAAGGAAGCGGGAATGACGTATTACCGCTTTTCGGCGACGCTGGACCGGCGGACATCGGCAACCTGCCGGAATCACGATGGCCATGTTTATTCCATCGACGAATACCAGCCAGGCAGTACGGCCCCGCCACTTCATCCAAACTGCCGCTCTACCATTGCCGGCAGCTTATACGGGCCTGGTAAAGCAAAGACAGGGACGCGCATCGCCAGGAATGACAAGGGCAAGACGTATTATGTGCCAGCGGACATGACCTATGAAGAATGGTATCAGCAACACGTAAACACTATTTCTGTTCAAAATTTTAAAGGCTAAACTAAGATAGCCAAGAAACATAAAAGCACCAAGCTCAGAAAAGGCGAGGTGCTTTTTTATACCCAGAACAGGAGGCTGTCATGCATTTAGACTGGTACAACAAGGCTCCACGGAAGACGGGGCCGCCTAAACAAGTTCATATTTTCAGCGTCTGAGTGATCAGGCACTTTTTTCATGCTAATTTTAGGAGGGATACATATGGCAGACGAATTCAAGTTCGACTTGCAGCGGTTCGCCGACGGCGGCACTGAAGGCGGTGCAGACGATACAACAGGCGGCACCGAAGGCGATAAAGGCGGAAAAGACGCCCCGGAAGCCCCGGAAACCAAGACCAAAGAAGAGCAGGAAGCGGACGTACAAAAACGGATTGATGATGCAGTGAGCCAGGCTAAGGTCCGCTGGGAGAAGGAATACCAGAAGAAAGCCGACAAGGCCAAGAAGGAAGCCGAACGGCTGTCCAAATTGTCCGAAACGGAGCGGGCCAAGGAAGAGCAGGAAGCCATCAAAAAGGAATTGGAAGCCAAGGAAAAAGAACTGAACCGGAAAGAGCTGAAGCTCGAAATGGTGAAGGTCCTGTCCGACCGCAATATTCCTGTTGAATTCATGGACTACCTCATCGCCGACGACAACGAATCGACGATGGACCGCATCAAGACTTTTGATAAACAGTTCAAGAAGGCCGTTGAAGCGGCCGTCAATGAAAAGCTGAAAGGCAAGGCCCCGAAAGCCGGCGGCACCGGTGTTGGCGGCAATGGCGGTGGCAGTGCCAAGAACAGCTTCTTTGAAGCCATTTACAAGAATCAGGCCAAACGATAAGAGGAGGAATACAATATGGCAGACGAATTATTTTTGAAAGACAATTTGAGCGGCTTCGTGCCGACCCCGATTGCATCCGACATCATTGCGGATGTCGTTCGCGGTTCCAGCGTCATGCGACTGTCCACGGTCCAGCCGATGGAATCGGAAACGAAGAAATTCCCGGTCATGGTCTCCGGCCCTGGCGCATACTGGGTCGGTGAAACGGAACGCATCAAGACGTCCGTTGCCAAATGGATTTTCCCGGAATTGGTCGCCAAGAAAATCGGCGTTATCATTCCGGTCAGCCGTGAAAAAATGGAAGATACGACCATCAACGTCTTCTCGGCCATCAAGCCCTATGTAGCCGAAGCCTTTTATAAAGCCATCGACGCAGCCTGCTTGTTCGGCACGAACAGCCCGTTTGCAAAAAATATCTTAGGGGTAGCGACTGACGGCAAACAGACCGTTGCCGAAGGTACGAATAAGTCGTTAGACCTCGACATTTCCGACACCATGGCCTCAGTGGAAGCCCAGGGCTTGGACGTCGATGGCTTCGTTGCCGGTTATGATCTGAAAAACTCTCTGCGTAAACTGCGTGATGCCAACGGCAACCAGCTCTATGTACAGGATGTGGACCAGTCCACGCTGTACGCTCAGCCGATTGAGTTCTGCCGCAACGGTGCCTGGGATGCCACAAAGGCCCGCGCCATCGCCGGCAACTGGAAATACTCGCTCATCGGCTTACGCGACCAGATTCAGTATGAAACGCTCCGTGAAGCTACCCTGTCGACCGTTACCATGGCAGACGACAAGCCGTTGTCCCTGCCAGAAAACGACATGGTTGCCATCAAAGCCACCATGCGCCTCGGTTTCCTGCCGGTCAAAGAAACGGCCTTTGCGGTCCTGACTCCGAAAGCCACCACGGGCAGCAGCACGGGCAGCAGCACGGGCAGCAGCACGGGCAGCAGCACGGGCAAATAGTCTCTGATGAGGGAGGAGGAGGGATAAGCCATGAATTATCTCACACCCGATGAGGCGGTCGAGAAAATCGTTGATGCCGTCACCCAGAATACGACAGACACGTACCAAGCAGAGCGTTTAGCTCAGAAATTCGTCTATGACGTCTTGGACTACTGCAACCGGGAAGATTTCCCCAAGGCCCTGGTCTTTACGGCCGAGGATATGGTGACGCGCTGGCTGGAGGATACCGAAGACGGCGGCCGGGCTCCCTTGAAGAGCCTGACCCAGAACGACACGACGTATCAATTCGCCGTGTCGGAAGTATCCTCGACGGGGGACCCCAAGGAAGAAGATTTCGACCGTCTCAAGCCTAAATTGAACCTGTATCGGCGCCCGAAGAGTCTCTAGGGGGTGGTCCTATCAGCTGGAAACGATGCAAGCGCCTGCTCAACAAATATATGTATGCCGACCGCGTCACCGTGTACCGGCAGCAGGCTGTGAAAGACGACGACGGAGCCGATGATTATACGATGCAGGCCATCTACCAGGAACTTCCGTGCCATCTGACGCAATACGGCAAGGAGCTGCAGAGCGGTCAGAATCCGCGGGAGTTCTTTACAAAGACGGACCTGCGTATTTGCCTGGACCCGGAATACGATATTTTGCCGAACGATGTCCTAGTCATCGTGCATGTCGGCCAAACCTTTACGCTTAATGCCGCAAAGGCTTTCAAGTATCCGGACCATCAGGAAATCAGCGTCCGCAGAGAGGAGGAGGCCTGATGGGAATGCATTTTGGCAGCTTCGACGCCTTCGATGAGCGATTAGCCAAAATCGAAGAACAGGGAGCCCGAAAGATGAACCAGTTTGTTGCTCAGGAAGGCGAAGTGATACGTGGGAAAGTTCAGGATAACACTCCTGTTGATACGGGTCGGCTGAAAGGCGGCTGGAAACGGTCCAGAGCCGTGCAGGGCAAGGCGGAAATCTATAATAACGTCGATTATGCTGCGCATGTCGAATACGGACACCGGACCCGTGGCGGGAAAGGATTCGTAAAAGGAAGCAAAATGCTTCATCGTGGAATGTTGCAGGCGGAAAGGACGTTCCGGGATGATGCCGATGTCATCCTGAAGGCGGTGCTGGACGAATGATGACGCTCCGCGAGATAAAAGCAGCCATCGTGGCCGTACTCAATCAAAACTTCAAAGACTATAAGGTGCATTTCGATAATGTCGAGAAATCGGACGCACCTTATTTTTATGTCGAGTTCATGCCGATGGCCACGACCGTGGACGACCTGTTCAGCGACCGGCTAATTCAGGTGGACATTACCTATATCCATCCGAAAGACGCTATGGGACGCGTGAGCCGCACGGCCGTCTTCGAGGTAGCCGATGCCCTGGACAAGGTTTTCCGCCCTGTCCTAGCCGTCAAGGACCGGCATATTACGATTCTCGACGCAGAGATGACCATTGTCGATGACATCCTGCACTATATTTTCAATCTTGATTTCCGTGACAACTTTGAGGATGTCGGCCGCATCCAGTATGAACTGGCCCAGCACCTGGAACTGGAAATCAACAAGCTCAATCAAACGGAAGGGGAATAGCATATGGCAAATGAACAGGAATTGTTCGGCATGCCGCAGATTATCATTAATTTCCGTACCAAGGGGACGACGGCTATCAAGCGCAGTGCCCGCGGTATCGTGGCGATGATCCTGCACAACGAAACCAAAGACGAAATCCATAATTACACCATCCGCGACGTTTCCGACATCCCGGACACAGGTCTTACGGATGAAAACGTGGACCTTATCAAGAAATGCCTGCTCGGCACGCCGCTCCGCATCCTGGTCTACACGCTGCCGAATGCCAATGTCGACGGCGCTACGAAGACCCAGGCCAATGTCCTCAAGATGCTGACCAACATCAAATGGAACTGGCTCTGCGCACCGACCGCCTCAGTGCAGGAACAGCAGGACCTGGCGTCTTGGATTAAGGCACAGCGCGGTAATAAGCATAAGACCTTCAAGGCCGTATTGTCCGGCCAGGCCGCAGACCATGAAGGCATCGTCAATTTCTGCACGAACGACATTAAAGTACAGACCGATACAGACAGCTCCGGCAATCCGGTCTATACGACGTACACGGCTTTGCAGTATACGGCCCGCATCGCCGGCATTTTGGCTGGCCTGGCTCTGGACCGCAGTGCCACGTACTTCAAGTTGACCGAAGTCGAAAGCGTCGAAGTCTATGAAGACATCGATACACTGATTGACCAGGGCGAACTGCTCCTCATTGACGAACAGGATGGCGACGGCGTCAAGATTGCCCGCGCCTGCAACAGCCTGACGACCTTCACCACGGATAAAGGCGAAGAGTTCCGGAAAATCAAGATTATCGAAGGCATCGACATGGTCACCGACGACATCCGCGATACCTTCAAGAAGTATTACGTGGGCAAGGTCATCAACGACTATAACCACAAAATGCTCTTCATTTCGGCCATCCTGGTCTATTTCTCGGAAATCAAGGGCAATGTGCTGGATGCCGATGCGCCTAACACGGTCGACATCAACACGACCTGGCAGAGCAATTACGCAAAACTCCATGGTGATGACCCGACGACCATGTCGGTCATGGAAATCCGCCAGTACAATACCGGCGATACGCTGGCCCTGGTCGGTGACATCCGCTTCGTGGATGCCATGGAAAACTTGAAGATTGATTTCACGCTGTAAGGAGGCCTGACAAATGGCAAGAAGCGAATATGACGTAAAATATCGCGGCAACCGGCGCTGGAACGGCTCCCACGGTAAATTATGGTGGGAAGGCGAACTCATCTTTGAAATTGAATCGTTCGAAGTCGACGTCGAGCCGAACCGTGAAGATGTGCTTATCGGGAACAGTGTAGACAGTAAGATCGTATCCCTCAAAGGTACGGGGACGCTCAAAATCAAGAGCGTCATCAACCGGAATCTGAATAAGTACCTGGAAGACTGGAAGAGCGGCCATGACCCGCGCACGACGCTGGTCGGCCTGGTCGAAGATCCGGATATGATTGACGCCCAGAAAGAGCGCATCACGCTTGATAACGTCTGGTTCAACAAGTTGTCGCTCATGAATTTTGAAAAAGGGAAAGTCATCGAAAAAGAATACCCCTTCGGCTTCACGCCGGAAGACGCTGCATTTACGGAAACCGTTGAATAGGAGGAGAACATACCATGGCAGTTAGCATTCAGGAATTGATTAACCAGAAAGACAAAATCGAACAGAAGAAACAGGAAACCTTTGACCTCGACACCAGCGTCGGCAAGCTGACGGTCAAGAAAATCACGAAAGGCCTCATGGCCGAAATCATGGCCATCACCGACGGCTCCGACGAATACTGCATCTTGCAGACCGTCGTCGAACCGAACTTGAGGGACGCCACCCTGCAACAGGCCTATGGCTGCGTCGAACCGACGGACATCATCGGCAAATTGTTCGATGCCGGCGAGATTCCGGCCATTGCCCGCAAGATTTCCCAGCTGTCCGGCTATGGGAAAGACATCGAATCGAAGGTTCATGAAGACGTAAAAAACTAATCCAAGAGGACTGGGAAGCGGCCACGGCGGCCGCCCTGGTCCTCCGTGGGCATCGACTGGACTATTTCTTCGGCTTGAACCGGCTGGAAAAGATTTTCTGCTATGAGGCTGTCTGCCTGGAGCAGCAGCGTGAATTGGATTTGGCGACCCTGCCATTGAAGAAAGGGGGCCGTTAGGCTGTGAGCAACTACGTTTTGAGCGCTACGCTGGAACTCAAGGACCAGTTTACGGCGCAGGTCAATAAAGCAAGGTCCGGCTTCAAGGGCTTGACGGAAACCATGAAAAACACGGGGAGCGCTTCGGATGCGGCCGCCGCCGGGATGGGAAAAGCCGGCACAGCGGCTGTCAAAGCGGCCGGGCAGGCGGACCGTGCCAAGCGGGCCTTCCAGGGAATCCGCGGCATCTACGAAGCGACTATCCGCGCCAAGGATGACGCCACGGCGAAGATTCAGAGGGTCAAGACGGAGCTGAACGGACTCAAGGGGAAAACATACACAGTTGCCCTTAATATCAAACAGAATGGCAACCTAAACGGTTTGAAAGACAAAGCTGGCAGTGTGGCCAACGGCATGTTGCTAGGAACGAGCGCTCAGATGTTGGCCGGTGCTGGTATCGGCTTCGGTATTTATGACACATTGAAAACCAGTATGGATTTCAGTGCAGCACTTTCTGGAGTAAAAGCCTTAGTGCCTGAAGGTGAAGATGCCGAAGCTGTAATGGATGCCGTTAAGAACAAAGCTATGGAATTGGGGAAAGCCACTGCGTTCGGGGACGTGGATGTTGCAAATGGCATGGCTGAGCTTTTAAAAGCGGGCCTTAGCCTGCAAGAGGTCTTAAATGGCGCAACGAAAGCTGCACTTGACCTTGCAACAGCTGGGGATTTGAGCCTGCCGGAAGCCGCAAAGACTATGTCAATTATGATGAATGTCTTTGATTTAAATGATGCACCCCACGCAGCCGACATTCTTACTGGCGCGGCCAATGCCTCGGCAACCAATGTACACGAAATGTCATATGCTATGGCCGAAGCTGCAGCCGGGGCCAAGTCAATGGGGGTGTCCTTTGAGGATACAAATGCGACGTTGGCACTATTTGCTAAAAATGGGTTGCTTGGCTCTGACGCTGGTACTTCTTTAAAAACGATGCTTTCTCGTCTGGTCCCTCAAACAGATCAGGCAGCTAAAGATTTCCAACGGTTAGGGCTTATGTCAGAAGATGGCTCAAACAAGTTCTTTGATGCTACGGGCAAATTAAAGCCTATGAGAGAAGTGGCTGAAACCCTGAAGAAATCCTTGCAAGGCATGACTGCCGAGCAGAAACAAGCGGCATTATATACTATATTTGGGTCCGATGCCATTCGGGCAGCTACTTTCTTAGCCCAAGATGGTGCTGAAGGTATTGATAAAATGACGGCTGCCATGAAGCGTTTTACTGCATCTGGTGTGGCCAAAACCAAGATGGATAACCTGCGTGGCGACATTGAGCAGCTGTCTGGGTCTTGGGAGAATCTTCAGATACTGATTATGGACGGCAAAGGGGAGAACGGCCTGCGGAGCTTCGCCCAAGAGGCAGATAAGCTCTTGAGCCACTTTAGCGGGAACGTAGAAAAGAATGGCCTTGGTATACGCTCTATCTTGTCCCTAATTGGGGAGGGCATCAAGGATTTGAAAGATAAATTCCTGGCCTTTGACGGTATCGGTTCGGTGCTGGCAGGCGGGGCCTTGGCTGTTGGTTTGAAAAAGATTTACAACCTGGCCATGAAGGTCAAAGGCGTCATCCAGGGCATCCCGAAGAATATTCCGGGCGGTACGCCGACCGGCGGGAACGGGCTTCCCAGCACGTCGTCCGTGAAGGATATGGTCGTCACGGCGACGAACGTCATCATCAACAGCAAAGGGGCACCGACCACGGCGTCTACTTCGGCACCACCGACGAACGCGCCGGTTCCGGTCCCGGAAGGAACTCCCAAGGGGACTCCGAAACCAGGATGGGGCGCCCGGCTCAGCAGCTGGGCGAAAAGGTTGCCATGGATTGGGTCGGCTATCGCATTAGGCGGCACGGCTCTTGATGTGGCTTATGCCCCGGAAGGGGAAAAGCTGTCTACAGCTGGACGGGATGCGGCTGGCCTTGCGGGCGGTTTTGCCGGTATGAAAGCTGGGGCCGCATTTGGCGCCTCGGTAGGCTCAGCGGTCCCTGGCATCGGTACAGCAGCCGGTGCAATCGTGGGTGGCATCGCCGGAGGTATCGGTGGTGATATGCTCGGCCAGAAACTGGCCGAAGCCTTCCAGAGCATCAACTGGGATTCCTTTAGCCAGGTCATCAACGAAAAGAACGCGGAATGGAGCCAGACCTTTGCACAACTAGGACCGACTGTAACCAGTACCTTTGAAGGTATCCGCCAATCAATGAGTGATACCGATGACTGGCTTACCGGGAAACAGGCCGAACTGCATCAGTATATGGCTGACTCCTGGGAAGGCATCAAACAGTCTGGGGCGGATACCTGGGAGAGCATCAAGCAATCCGGCGTCGACTCCTGGGATATGGTTTGCCAGGTAGCCGATGAAAAGAACGCGGAATGGAGCCAGACCTTTGCCGATGCGAAAGAATCGGCTGGCAACCGTCTGGCTGAACTGGAAGAATCGGCCGGGACGACCTGGGAAGAAATCAGCAGCGGCGCTTCGTCCATGGAAAGCAATATTGCCAGTGCCTTCCAATCGGCCAAGGATGAAGCTGAGACGGCCTGGGACGGCGTAACGGGATGGTTTGAAGAGAATGTATGGGGACCGCTTTCAGAACGCGCACGGAGCGCCTGGAGCAATTTACAGACCACCATAGCGGATATACGTTCTTCGGCTAGCTCGTTTTCCTTTAGCATTCCTAGTATCTTTGATCATAAGGCGACTGGCTCATCATTTTACGCCGGCGGCTGGACGGAAATCAACGAACGGGGCGGCGAAATCGTCGACCTGCCGCAGGGAAGCCGTATCTATCCACACGCCACAACGGAGCGAATGATTCAAGCCGAACTGGAAAGCAGACAGTCGTCTGGCAGCGGCCCGGTTGTCATCAAAGGCAATACCTTCTATGTCCGCGAAGAGGCCGACATTGACCGTATCGCCTATAAACTGGCGAAACTGATTTCACAGGGCCATATCAACTACGGAGGTGGTTATTGATGAGCCTGGGAGGGTTAGGAAATACCATACAAGTCCTTTCGGCCATCTTTTCTAATGGTGGAGGGGCTGGACTGAAGCGGGAAATCATCATCGAAGGGCCGACGGGGAAACTCATCCTGCCGGTCACGCCGGCCAAATATACCGTCGGCGATGGACAGAAAAACAAAGTCGTCGACATCACGCAGGTCGGGGAAGCCCTGGTCTTCGGGATGCCGAAAGCTAGGACCCTGTCCTTCTCCGGCTTCTTCCCCTCGCTTATCCATGACTACCCTTTCGTTGTGGGCGACTACACAGACCCGTCGTCCTGCGTCGAGAAGCTGACCGAGTGGAAGGCGGCCCGGAAGGCCGTTCGCGTCATCATTACCGACTCTCCGGTCAATATGATGTGCGGCATCATGGAATTTTCCTACTGGGAGCAGGACGGCAGCCGGGACATCTACTACACGCTGAATTTTACGGAGTATAAAGAGCTAAACGTCCCGATGGCGAACAATGACAAGCCTATCGACGATAAGACGGGCCTCAAGGTCCGCCCGGTCGACCTGGACCAGAAAATCAAGGAAGAGCAGTCGCAGATCTCCAAAGGCAAGGCCTTGTTCCAAAAGACATGCGACGTCATGGACGTGGCCAAGAAAGCCTACGGCGACTATAACCACTGGCGCCGCGTCGTCAAGAGCAATAACTTGAAGAGCTTGGTCATTAACAACGCGGGCAAGATCCGGAAGTTGGTGATTAAGAATTGATCATCAAGCATAAGAGCGTCAAGACGGAAACCACGACCGACGAGAAGGGCAACCAGACGACGAAGCAGACTGAAACGATAGATGATTTGTCCCGCCTCACCGTGGGGAGAATCACCTGGGAAGGCTCCCGGCTGCAGGTAGCCCGGAAACTGACGTTTTCCTACGTTCAGGACGCCCGGGACCCGAACCTACCGAACTACGTCATCAACTGCGGTGAAACGGTCTACGGCTATGATGAAGACGGCAACCTGCAATTTCAGGGAAACGTCTACTCCATCGAAAAAGACGTCCAGCAGTCCACGGTGACGGTCACGGCCTATGACAACCTGTTCATCCTCTGCCGGTCGAAGACGACCCGAAAATTCACGGATATGCTGGCCGAGGACATCGCCAAGGCGGTGTGCAGTGAGCTGGGTATCAAAGCCGGAAAGCTGGCCGAGACCGGGAAGAAAGTCTCTTTCATCGCTCAGGAAAAGACGGGCTATCAGATTATCATGATTGCCTATACTGACGCGGCGAAACAAATCAATGCGCACAAAGAGAATAAAGACGACCCGGACGCCCTTTTCCATCCCATCATGCGGGGCGATGAGATGGACGTCATTAAGAAAGGCGAGCTTATCGAAGGGCTGGCGGCGGACCAGTACGTCAATATCGAGAACAGCCAGTACAAGGAGTCCATCGAAGACATGGTCAACAGTATCATGATTACCGACCAGCAGGGCAACGTTACAGGTTACCAGACGAAGGATGAATGGATACAGAAATATTCTATGGTCCAGGACGTCTATAAGACGAACCCGAATGACAATGCCCAGGAAGCCATCAACAAGATGTTCCATGGGCCGGACCGCTCCGGTATACTCCAGATGACGGGCAGCTATGCCGCTAAATCATCATATTCCATCCAAATCCGGGACATCCTGACGGAACTGTGCGGGAAATTCTGGATTAAATCCGATACGCATACCTTCGAGAACGGCATCCACGAGATGCGGCTGGAAATCGAGTTTGAAAACCTTATGAACAAAGAAGAAAAGCCGAAAGATACGACTGTCAAGACCAAGACCGGGCGCACAGTCTCGGCCATCGGCGGGGCTAATTTAGAGGCGTCAGCGGGCGTACAAGCTGGCTTTGCCGCCTGGCAAGGCGCTACCATGCCAGATGGCCGAAACGGTTGCGTAGAGGCCGCTACGCGCATTGGCAGTTATTATAGTCCCTTCTTGAAACAAGAATGTGACAACGGCGTCGCCTCGGTGCCGACGTTAATGGCTGACGCCGGGGATGCTGTTATTCCTTTCGACGAATCGAACCTGGAAGTCGGCGACTGCGTCGTCTTTGATGGCGACGAACACGTTGTCGTCTATGCCGGCGATGGCCGATATGTCGGTAATAATTCCAGCGGGAACGGCGGCGCCGGGGCTGTTGGAACCGGCGGTATCTATAACATCGGCATGACGCCGACGTCCATTATCAAAACGAGTCATATGTAGGAGGTGGCCACTATGGCAGGAATCCCTTCGGCCTCGCAGTCTGCGGCGGCCATCGTCGATGTGATGCATAGCGTAGTGCAGGGCGACCTTCCACGCGGCGCACAGGTCGGCATTGTTGTAAGCTCGCCGCCGTCACTGGTGGTCAAGATGAACAATATTGAAATCACAGCCAAAGACGTCTACTGTTCGCGGTATCTGCTGCCTGGGTATACCCGCCATATGGTCGGCCAGACAAGTGACCGAGCAGGCGGGTCCGGGGATGCGGCCTATGAGAGCCACAACCATCCCATCGATAACGATGAGACCTGGACGGATACGCTGAAACCGGGGACGCTGGTCCTCTTGATACCGATTTACGGCCAGGACGAACAGCTGTATTGGCTGACAGATAGCGGGGTGAAATTATGAGTGCAGAATATCCATTTACCGGGGCCGTATCTGTCAATACCTATACGTCAGATCTGCCGGTCCCGAAAGAATATGCCTGGGACTTTGACCAGGACTGTTTTTTGTACGATAAAATCGGCCAACACGTCATTGTCGAGAAAGACGAGGCCATCAAAGTGTGGATCTATAAGGCGCTCAGCACAGAACGCTTCCGCTACCTGGCATACAGCTGGCAGTATGGCATTGAACTCAGGCCGTTCATAGGCAAGGTCATGGGTGTGAAACAGCGCTACAGCGAAATCAAGCGCGTCATCGTCGAGTGCCTCATGGTGAATCCCTACATCAAGAGCATCGACAGCGTGGATGTCTCACACGATGGCGATAAAGTTTCTATTGTTATTACGATTACGACGATTTATGGGGAGGTGAGCGTCGATGTATGAAGCCAGAAGGCAGGATGATATTTTAAAAGAACTGCAGGAAAACTCGAGTTCAGCTGTATCGAGTTTTGAAGGTACCTTTACGTATGATTCGTTTGCCGCCAATAGTATTGAGTTCGCCAAGCAGGAAGTCGAACGGGAACAGGCCTATAGAGCCATGTTTGCCCGGACCAGCTGGGACGAATACCTTGAAATGCGGGCGGAGGAACATGGCATTTTCCGGCGACAAGCTGTCAAAGCGAAAGGGGCTGTCACGGTCTCCGGTAATGGCACCGTGCCACAAGGAAGCATATTCCAGACGGCTACAGGGATTGCTTTCTATACAACGAAAACCGTCACGATTGCCCAGTCCGGTAATATCCCTGTTGAGTGCAGTACTGCCGGGACGACGGGAAATGTAAAAGCTGGCACAATTACCGCCATCCCTATGTCTATCCCAGGTATCAGCTCCGTGACGAATGCCGACGCTACCTATGACGGATTCGATGAAGAAGATGACGCTATGCTGTACAATCGGCTAATTTTCAAAGTGCGCCAGCCTGCGACATCAGGAAATGTGAATGATTATATTGAGTGGGCTACGTCTATAGCCGGGGTCGGCCATGTGGCCGTTGTACCCCTTTGGAATGGAAATGGCACAGTAAAAGTTATTGTCACAGACTCTAGTGGGAATCCGGCGTCATCGAATCTGCTGACACAGGTATCCACTACGATTGAAACGAAACATCCTATCGGAGCTACGGTATCTGTCGTTGCGCCGACTATTTTAGAGTTACATATTGCACTGACACCTACTGAGGGCAAAGGCGATGCAGACGCTATCAAAACGTTGCTGAACGATTATTTCACGTCCAAAAAATTCAGCGGTGAGAAAGTTTCTCTTGCGGTTATAGGGAAGATGATTATCGGCGACGATTCAACAAACGTCACAGATTACGACTCCCTTACAATTAACGGCGATACGAAAAACATTTCCTTAACAGACGAACAGATACCAAGAGTAACGGAGGTGGTGTTCAATGGCTGATACTCCGGATTTCCAACTATTACGGAATACCAAGGTTGACCTGAGTCGATATCTTCCGGCTTTCCTGTTCCGCGATACTGCCTTTGGTGATGCATTGAATACCTTATCTTATGAGCATGAATTGCAACGGTTGACACTGGCAGACGCTGCTAAACAGGCATTTGTCCAGACCGCAACCTGGGGCCTGGATGACTGGGAAGAATTTGTAGGGCTGGAACATGCCCAGGTAGATACAGTACAGACTAGAAGAAATAAGATCCTGATTAAGCTGGTAGGCACTGGGTCTGTGACGGTATCATCTCTTGAGGTTCTCATCAATCAATATATACTCGACAAAAGCGGCACTGTTACTGACCATCCTGAAACGTATAGCGCAGATTTCAACATTCCACTAGTTGATAAGGCAAGCCTATTTTGTATCGCCAAAGATGTACGCACATACATCCCCGCTCACATCGGGCAAGTATATAAAACGCACGCAGATACAAACGTAGAGAACCACATCGCCATGCTGAAATCCACGGTGAAAACTATTGATGTTTATCCAGCAGTTGTTGAAAAAATAGCCCCAGAATCGACATTCTACACAGCTATGGCGATGACAACGACAGAAAGACTGACTTTATATATAGGAGGTATTTGATGGCAACTTACAACCAATTTGTAGTGACAGATGCCGGTCGCGCCCTGCTGGCTAAAGCAGTGGCAAATAAAGGCACCTTCACGGTATCGTCTATCAAGACGAGCTCGCATACGTACACACAGAGCGCGATTGCGGCGCTAACATCACTCGACGATATAAGACAGAGCTTCCCGCTGGCGTCAGCCACCACAGTAGACAGTGCAACTATCAAACTCGAATTCAACGTTACCAATGTCGGACTGGCTGCGTCGTACACGCTGGCCACGCTGGGTGTCTACGCGACATACAATAACAGCGAGACGCTTTTTGCCGTCAGCACGGCGAATAACCCTGACGTGATGAATGCCGAGCAGGCGGGCGCGCTGGTACGCAATATCTTGACCACGGTCTACATCAAGACATCAAATGCATCGAGCATCAGCATTGCCGTCGCAATGGACACGTACGTTACAAAAGCGATGCTCGACGCCGCTGAGAAAAAAGCCCTGGACCTTGCGCACCCAATCGGCAGTGTATACCTACAGGTCGGCGGTACGGATCCGGCGACGGCTTTTGGCGGCACCTGGAAAAAGATTGAGGGGTCATACCTGCTGGCGTCGGGAAGCTATGACGGCGTGACGCTAAAACCGGGAGCTCGAGTCGGCGAAACTCGACATGAAATTTCGCTGGAAGAGATGCCAGAGCATGGCCATGAAGGAAATACTGACCATAATGGTAACCACCATCATGGTACCTGGGGCGAACATCCTAAGTACGGCAGTGGGCCATTTGGCATTTATGACTACAACGCAAATCACGCTGGCTCTAACGGCGGCGTTGACTGGGATAACCTAATTTACAATACGTCAACAGACGGGGACCACATCCACCACTTCACGACCAGCAAATCCGGGGGCGGCAATCCAATGAGAGTAATGCCGCTTGCCACCGTCGTCGATGCCTGGTATCGCACAGCATGAGGAGGTGACACAGCATGTCAAATTTTTCGAGCGGCTACGCGCTGACGACTGCCGGCGCAAAGCTCATGGCGGACGTCGAGGCTGGCAAACTCACGCTCAAGCTGACCAAGATGCAACTTGGCAGTGGGCAGGCAAATACCATCGACGATTATGCCGCGCGATCGGCACTTTTTGCACCACAGAATACAATGATCATTACGAGCATCACGACGGAGGATGTCGGCGATGTGCGCGCGTGCTTACTCACTGCATCCCTGACAAGCGAAGCAGTAGAAGCTGGATATGAAGCGACAGAGCTAGGCATTTTCGCGCAAGACAGTACTGGCGAAGAAATCCTTTACGGGGTTTGCTATGACAGCACGCCCGGCTACATTGCATGTAAGACTGACGGTAATAATGTACAAATGGTTTTCCACGTGCGAATCGTCACGACGAGTAAAGCAATAGTCGAATTGGTACTGCCGAAGACCGCCGAAGAGCTCGTCGCGCTTGCACAAGAAAATTCCGCCAAAGCCATTGACTGCGCTACCGCTGCGGCAAAAAGCGCATCTGATGCATCTACAAGCAATAGCTACGCTCAAGCCGCGATGAGCAGCGCAGCTGACTATGCCAGCAAAGCAAAAAACAGCGCTACAGACGCCGCATCGAGTGCCACCGCCGCATCTACTCAGGCCGCCGCGGCCGCCGCATCGCAGTCCGCGATAGCTGATGTGCAGGTCAGCGTAGAAAAAATGTATCGCGCGATGTGCTACGATATTGTAGGACCGCCCCCCGAGTTCATGACGGTGGCTAATTTTATCGTCGGCGCAGGACCGGCAGCCATGGCATCGAGCTAAAGGAGGGGAAGGGGCGTGACAGATACAAGCAGGGGACCTCGGCTGGGTGGGGCTGGTGGGAACGGTAGCCGCACTGCGATTATGCGTACTGCGTGCGCGGGTCTCCGATGGTGGCCGCATCCGCTCATCACCGGCTGGACGATTTGCAAGAAAGGGTGAAATAAATGCTGAAAATAATCGGCACAAGCATCTATCATATCCGTGGAGATACGGACAGTTTTGACGTAAATCTGACGCAGGAAGATGGCTCGGACATCGGACCTTATACTGCCGTTTTTAGCGTCAAGAAAAAAATCACCGATGCCGGGTATGTCTTCCAGGCCCATGTCCAAAACGGCGTCGTGTCGCTAACTCATGACATGACGGCCGATTTGGATGCCGGTGACTATGTCTGGGACATCGAGGTCCGGACCCCGGACGGCTGGGTACAGACCGTTGGGCCGGGTATTTTTCGGGTCATCGCAGATGTAACGAGGTGATAAGATGGCAATACTAAAAGCTATACTGAGCAGCCGAGGCCCGCAAGGCTACAGCGCTTATGACATTGCTGTACAGCATGGTTACACGGGCACGGAAGATGACTGGGTCAATAAATGGATCCGGGGAACGATTGTATCTGTCACGACCGACTCAGAAAATAACCTGGTCATGACCGACATTAACGGCAATGTTTTCTCTGCCCCTGTACCCAGTCTGAGCGAATCAGCTGACTCTGCGGCACAGGCCAAACAGTCCGCTACCGATGCAAAAGCCCTGGCGGATATAGCCACACAAGACAAAGATGACATTGCTGGTGTAAAAGAAGCCGTAGAAGCGGCGTACAATGCTATGCTTTTTGACATCATCGGCCCGCCACCTGAAGAAATGAGCAACGGACATTTTATAGTAGGCGCTGGCCCTGCTGTCATGTAAAGGAGGTGATGATATGGCAGACACAACCACAACAACAAAAGGCGGATACTCCCGTATCCAGCACTCTATCGCGACAGCGGCGGAATGGGAGAAATACAACCCGGCCATCCGCCCCGGTGAGCTACTCTTTGTCAAAAAGCCGGACGGCAAAACGAGTGTAAAAGTAAACACCGGAGACAGCGATACCAAGTATGAAGACATCGCTACTGTATGGGACCAGGGCGTAGCCGACCAGCTACAAACCAACCTGGCCGACACGAAAGCCGCATCCAGCGCGGCAGTAGACGCAAAGAACGCGGCCCAGACATATGCCCAGCAAGCCGAAGCGACTGCGAACGCCATCAAAGAAAAAGAAATACTGGCTATCACAGACAGCGTACAGCTTGCAATCAACACCGAAGACGGCGGTCTGGACCTCGTCATTACGACAAAATAAGGAGGATGAAATATGGCAACAGATATTGTAAATTTTCCGCGGCGTGAGGACTACACGCGCATCGCAGCGGCCATCGAATCGCAAAATGATATTTTTAGGAATCACTTTAAAACAGCCGGAGAATCGGCAGTAAGGTCCTGGGAAGGCTTTCGCAACCTTTGCCGTGCCGGCGGTATACGTACATACTACGGCGTAGGCGACCAGCTCCAGTGCAAAAAAGGCGATACGACGCTGACATGGGACATCGTACATATTGGCGACGTTGAGGAGACGGGCGGTAACTACGTCATCTTGCAGACGCACGACTGTCTACCGATGGACACGATGGAGTTTGACTCGCGAGAAGCGATTTTCCGCACAAAGACAGAGTTGCCCGCTGGCACGTACCACTTTACAACTTCCACGTCTGGCATTACAGATACAAACTGGACGGATCCTAGTAAATCCGGGTGGACAAAAAGCTGGCAGTTTACGACGACAAAAGCCGTACCGGCCGGCGGTCAAATCGGTTTCGCAAAAGAGATGGGCTGGGATACGAGCCTTGCACCGCTCGGCATCGCGACGTACTCGACGCCGGCGGACACGACAGCGCTTGAGACGGCCACGCTCACAGAGGGCACCGATGGCACGGACCTTGCGACACTCGGTACAGTCAACCACGCGCAGCGCATCTGCTACGGCTACAACCGCTGGAGCCAGTCTGGACTCAGGCAGTGGCTCAACAGCAAAGCGGGTGCTGGCGCATGGTGGAGCCCGCGTAATGATTTCGACCGCCCAGAGCATTACGCGACGTGGGCGGGCTTTATGAATGACCTCGATGCAGACTTCCTTGCCGTCGTCGCAAAGTCGAACCTCATCACGGACATCAATAAAATCAGTGATGCCGGCGGTCACGAAACGACGCAGGACTACTTCTTCTTGCCGGCAATGGTCAACCTCAACGGCGGCGACAACTTCTACAGCAACCCGGGCTCAGCTGTACAAGACATCGAAGATACAGTCGTCTGGGACTACTACACGAAATTCCGGCGCGACGGCAAGACCGGCACAAATGTCGAACAAGATGATAATCGTCGCAAGTACAAACAGGGGACATCAACGGAATGGCCCTGGTGGGAACGGTCGCCGAACTGCGATAATGCGTGCCGCGTGCGCCACGTCACCGATGGCGGTCGCACCTGGTGGGGCCGCTACGCGTACGGCTGGGGCGGCGTCGCCCCGGCTTGCCGCATCGAATAATCGAAGAATCCGCCGCCCATCGGCGGCGGATGGATAGGGGAGAAGAGAAATGGCTATACCGAAATCAAAGCGCACAACAACGCCGCTCAGCGTGCTTATCGAAGCAGATACGCTTGCGTGTTACACGATACTGATCTGCACTGACGAGAGCCGCTTTCCGAAGCGCTACCGCTGGTGTCTGACACAGCAGATTATCGAGTCTGCGGTGCAGGCAAAGATGCATATCGCGAAAGCCAACTCGGTCTACGTCAATGACCGTGAGAGTGCGACACTCCGGCGTACGTATCAGCAGAGAGCTATTGCGGACATCGCGGCGCTGAGTGCGGCGATGGATACCGCCTTCAAGCTTTTCAGCGGCCTGCGTCACATCGACACGACGAGCAAGACGAAGAAACGCATCAATATTGCGACGTGGACGGCGCAGCTCGATAAAGTCAGATCACTGCTCCTCGCGTGGAAGAAATCAGATACCGAGAAATATAAGAGCATGGGCCGAGCGCTGTAGGGTCGCCGAACTGCGATAATGCGTACAACGTGCGCAACGTCACCGATGGCGGTCGCACCTGGTGGAACAACAACGCGTACAACTGGAACGGCGTCGCCCCGGATTACATAGGCCCGATAAAGTAGCACAGCGAAATCAGAGCCGATGCAAGGAGCGCGAAGCCCGTCCTCCAAAGGAGGCAAACAAGACACCGTGACGCGGGCGGATTACGCCGGCCCCGCTATCAGCACGGTTTTAATTTTATGGAAAAATCAGCAAAAGAAATTGTATCAGATTTTTGGAATCTCTATGATGCCATGCAGCACTGCGCGAACGGCGTGCGCTGGAAAGCGAGCGTCATCAAGTACCTGCAAAACGGCCTTGTAAACACTGAGAAGTTACGTCAAGAGCTTCTGGACGGTACGTACAAGCTCGGCAAACAAATTGAGTTTAAAGTGTATGAGCCCAAAGAGCGGACTGTCGTGGCCATGCGTTTCCGCGACCGCCAGGCCCAACGGTCGCTCTTATATAACTACTTGGCAGCTGAATTGACGCGCCACTTTATCTACGATAACGCGGCAGGCCAAGTAGGCAAGGGACCGGATTTCTCAATCCGGCGTGTCAAGATGATGCTCGAAAAGGCACACCGACTTTACGGCGATAATGTCTATGCGTACACGTATGACATCAGGAGCTTCTTCGGCAGTACGCGGCACAATGTGGCCAAAGCCGCCGTCCGTAAGCGCGTACGTGATGACTGGGCGTGCCGACTTGTAGATCAGATCATTGACAGCTTCCCGGGCGATGTTGGCATCGGCCTAGGCTCGGATGTAGCGCAGTATATCGAGCTTGCCGTGCTCGACGACCTGGACCACTTCATTAAAGAGCGGCTGCGCGTGAAATTTTACGCGCGGTACATGGACGATTTTGTCATCATCACAGATGGGAAAGAACACGCCGCGGAATATCGCAGAGCTATCGAGCGTGAGCTTGACAAAATCCGCTTACAACTGCATCCGAAGAAATGCCGCGTAGTGCCAGCAAGGAATGGCTTTAAATGGCTTGGATTTCGGCTAAGAGTAAAGCCGTCAGGCAAGATACTCGTCACACTAAGCAAAGATAAAATATATCACGAGCGCCGTAAGCTAAAGAAAATGGTCCGGCTAGTTAAGGCCGGCAAATTACCGCGAGAAACGGCTGACATCAGTATACAATGCTGGGCCGCACACGCCGCGCATGGCAACAGTTATAACGTCATCAAAAAGATGTATGAATATTATAGAAATCTATGGAGGGATGAAGATGTTTAAAGCAATCACAATGGAAGAGCGCTTACAGAAAGCGGAAACAACAAACCGAGCCCTGCGCTCTCAGATCAATCAGAGCGCAGCACAAACGACATATGTCGCAATGATGGGCGGCGTAGACCTGCCGACGGCAGAAACGGCAAATATGGCGGAAGGAGGCAAAAGCGATGAGTAAGTGGTATGCGAAAATCAAAGAATGGTATGAAGCCGGATGGTGGACGAAAAAAATGGTCAAGAATGCAGTGATCAAAAAATGGATTACGGCAGAGGAATACAAAATCATCACAGGCGAAGACTATGTCGCAGATTGAAATCATTGACGTGCAATGCGAAATCATCAAGATGCAGAGCAAACTAATAAACGAAATAGCTATTGAAATCGGCCAGGGAAATATTTTTGCGGAAGAAATGAAACGTATTGATACACTGAAGAACCGAATCGAGGCGCACAATGAATGAAAGCGAATTGGCAGTAAAATTAGATCGAATCGAGCGGCAGTTAACAAATCTCAACCGCGAAGTTGTCCAAGCAATCGATTCTAGCAAGTCGGCCCATCATCGAATCGATGATTTAAAACGTGACATCTGCTGGACGCTCGGCACCAGCGTAACAGTCGTCGGGATTTTTGCCTCCGTGCTGACATCTGTACTGTCGCGTGTGTAGGTAATTGGAGATGAACCATGAAAAATAAAATCGTGGCCCTCGGCCAGTGGGGTCAGAAACACTGGCTCCAGCTCATCATCATCATGAGTATCCTTATGATGGTCTTTTTGTTTCTTGTCCTCTTTAGCTGGCTTTTCGGCTACTGGAGCAACGCATTGAGGGGGACGCACTTTGAATTAATGAGCTGTTGGAGCGGCGTTACGGCCGTTATCGGTGGTATCGCGACAGTTGTGGGTCTTGGCAAAGCGTGCTGGACGAAATACGGTTATGACAGCCGTTTCAACTCCGCACGATACGCAATGCCGGTACAACCGCAAAACGCGCCCACAGCGGCAAATAACACAGAAAAAGCGAAAGGATGATGGCTATGTTAGGAGAATTAAGCGCGCAGTACGAAAGCAACGGCGACCCGGCCTGCATCAGTGACGGCTACGGCGACCCCGGCGGAAAATCCTACGGGACATATCAGTTCAGCTCCAATGCGGGCAGTCTGGGCCAGTTCGTCAGCTGGCTGAACAACAATTATCCGCAATACGGAGAACAGCTCAACGCATATCCCTTATGCAGTGACAGCTTTGATGAAGCATGGCGCAACATTGCCACAAGCGACAGTGACGGCTTTGCACAGGCACAGCATGAATACGTCAAGACGGCGTACTACGACCCGGCCGTGCAGATTCTGGCAGACAACTACTGGCATATCGAGAACCATCACGACGTTCTCCGGGATGTCGTATGGAGCCGGGCCGTACAGTATGGCGTCGGGAATATCCTCGACATGTGGACCGAAGCCGTTCACAGTATGTTCAACGCACAGACGGGCAGCTATGACGGCTATCCGAATTTGAGCTACATCGACTCCCCGGAATACGACTACGATTTCATTGTGGCCGTATATAGCGTATGCAAGACCCCGGAATGGAATAGTTCGTCGCTCCGGGACAGCTTGAACAACCGTTTCGACAGTGAAATGCATGATGCATTGTCGCGCTTATAGGAGGTGATCCATTTTGTATCTTCCGCATTTAAAGGAGGTTGATAAGATTGCCAAAAATAAAAAGACCCTTATTGTATCTTGCGTTGTCCTTGTCCTTGTGTTCGCCTTTGACTGGCTTTTGTGCCGATACTACGACGGCCGCGCCCGTGAAGACAGTGCAGATGTCACTCGAACAGTACAATCAGTTAAAGACGACAATCAGAGAGCAAGAGAAAACGTTAGCACAGCTACAGAGCAGATTAGACAGGCTGGACAGCAACTCGACAGCCTTGCAGAATCAATTGACGCAAGCGAAAGAACAGTTAACGACAACAAGGCAGTCATTGACGACAGCCGACAGCTCATTGAGTCAAGCCAGCGAAGACTTAAACAGGCAGAATCAATCCTTAGAGAGATTGACAGAGCAAATCAACTCAATGACTAAGAAGGAAGCCAGGCTGACCCGGCAACGGGATACGTGGGCCGTCGTAGCCGGGGCCCTGGCTGTCGGCTACTTGACAAAATAATATCGTATTATGCAACAAGTCCCTGGTCACGAGCGTGGCCGGGGGCTATTTTTTTTATTTTATACGTATAAAACGGTTGACTTTCTACGTATATATGCTATAATATAATCAAGGAAGGGGAAAACAAGACCTTCCAGAATAAATCTTGAGAGCGCACCGTAAGGAAGTCGCCAAGGAGGAAGAAATTATGGCTACATACGAAGATATTAAATGCTTACCGTTGGTCAACGACGTAGATGAAAAGAAAGTTTCTGAAATCAAAGAATCTATTTTAAAGAACGGATGGGAAGGCGCCCCGATTCTGTACACGAATATGGGCCTCGTAACTGGAAGCCACCGGTTAGCAGCTCTTCAAAAAATTGAAGAAGATGACGATGTCATCGATGACGATGTCCTTTTTGAAGACATCGCCGAAGACGTCACAGACATCATCAACGACTACTGCGAAAAGAATGATATGACGTGGGGAGACCTTGATTTCTCGTACTTAAGAGAAATATTTGCAGGTACGTGGGTTGATGAATACAAAGACGAAATAAGAGAGTGGTAAAAAATTAGATAGGCGGTCAGAAATGGCCGCCTTTCACATAAGGAGGAAAAACTATGAAAAGAACAATTTATATGTCGGAACCGCTCGAACGGCTCGCTGATGAAACACGGGGAGACAGCCGCCGCACCAGCGGTTTTTCCCGCCGATTAGGTGAGATTGTTGAAAGGTATCAAATCATGCTTGATTTAGACACACCACCGGAATTGACAGAAACAGAATTGGCAATCATGGGTGAAGTCTTGTACGGGGCTGTCATCGACCGCCGAAAAATTAGAGGGTTGCATTTAGACGTGCTTGATGCAACCACCGGATCCGATGATAATCGGAAGCAGCTGTCGGGAAAAATCGAAGCATTGACAGCTGGTCAGCGCCTGGTACTCGTGGAAAGCCTTGGCTTATGAGAAAGAGCGACATAAGAATTGGGACTAATTTTGGCTACTGGACCGTTATCGAGCCACCAGATGCTACCCGGCATGATTATGTACGATGCCGTTGCATTTGCGGTAAAGAAAAAATGATTTACGTTTATAATTTGCTCCAGGGGAAATCTCTTTCGTGCGGATGTAAGCGGAAAGAGGGAGACAGCCTGGTACTTAAAGACGGGCGTAAATTGACGGCCAAAGTACACCGGCAACACGTAGCTATTAAATACGCCGGATTTGGGCGGGAAATTAATAGGAACAATAGCACCGGAGTGCCCGGAGTATCCGTCTTTAGAAACGGACAATACCGCGCGTACATCAGCATAGGCAAAAAACAAATTCATTTAGGCTTCTTCGACAAGCTTGATGACGCTAAAGCGGCCCGGAAAGCAGCGGAACAGCGCTACTTTTCTGGCCGGCAAGAAAAAGCCAACGAAATTAAGGAGAAACTCAAAAAGGGCAGCTCGAAATGA